AGCCCGGGGAGGTGGCACGGTGGCCCGCCTGACGGTTAACAAGGACGGCAAGCCCACGGCGCCGCGGGACCGGCGTATCTCCAAGGCGTCCAGCCAGGACCGCAAGAACATCATCCTGGCGACCGTCCGCATGGGCCACACCATCGAAGAGGGCTGCCGCCAGGCCGGCTGCGTTCGCTCGACGTACGACTACTACCGCAAGACGGACCCCGACTTCCGGTCGCTGATCGACCGGGCGCTTCAGAGCAACATCGAGAAGGCGCAGGGCAAGCGCGAGGAAGTCCCCGACTTCCCCGAGTTCTGTGAGCGGTACCTGAAGACGAGGCTCTTTCGGCACCACCTGCAGTGGTATGACCTGCTGGAGGGCCGGGAGCCGCGGGACCTGCACCCGGCCCAGCGGTACGTCAAGGGTGATGACGACCAGATCGTGGTCAACACGCCGCCGGAGCATGCGAAGTCCACGACGCTGACCGTGAACTACGTGGTGTGGCGGATCGTGCAGGACCCGAACATCCGTATCCTGCTCGTGTCCAAGACGCAGAGCATGGCCGCGAAGTTCCTGTTCTCGATCAAGCAGCGCTTGGCCGAGTCAGAGACGTACATCGACCTGCAGCAGGCTTTCGGGCCGCCCGGCGGGTACGCCGAGGGCGCCAGCACCTGGTCTTCCACGCAGATCCGTGTGGCCGGCGCCGACTCCGGCGAGAAGGAGTACACCGTTGAGGCCGTCGGCATCGGCGGCCAGATCTACGGCACCCGCACCGACCTGGTCATCATGGACGACTGCGTGGACAACACGAACCACCAGCAGTTCGCCCAGCAGATTGACTGGATTCAGAACATTGTCGGCTCCCGTGTCGCCGACGTCGGCGGCCGGATGCTGCTCATCGGTACGCGTATGGCGACGACCGACCTGTACTCCGAGATTCTGAAGCCGCAGTACTACGGCGAGGGCCAGTCGCCGTGGACGTACCTTACCCAGCCTGCGGTCCTGGAGTTCGCGGAGGACCCCAAGGACTGGGTGACGCTCTGGCCGCAGACCAACCGGCCGCCGGTCACCATCCAGGCCCGCAAGCAGGCCGAGGCCGCCGGCTGGCCCCGCGAGGGCCTGTGGCCCATGTGGCACGGCGAGGCCCTGGCCCGCAAGCGCCGGAAGATGACGCCGCGGAACTGGTCCATGGTCTACATGCAGGACCAAGTGGCCGACGACGCGGTCTTCAAGCAGGAGGACGTGCAGGGCTGCATCGACCGGGCCCGCTACCCGGGCCGGATGTTCGACGGCCAGCCCCAGCATCGCCGGTACGGCATGGACGGCCTGATGGTCGTGGCCGGACTGGACCCGGCCGCGGCGGGCTGCACGGCCATGGTTGTGCTGGGGCTGGACCGCCGCACCGGGGTGCGGTGGCTCCTGGACGTCGTCAACAGACGCGGTATGCCTCCGCACGAGATGCGTGCGGAGATGAAGCGCCTGACGGAGCGGTACGGCATCTCGGAGTGGCGGGTCGAGAAGAACGCCTATCAGGCGTCGCTGATCCAGGACCAGGAGATCCGCTCGTACCTGACGGCCCGCGGCTGCCTGATCTCCGGCCACCACACCAACTCGAACAAGTGGGACGCCGACTTCGGTGTTGCCTCCATGGCAACGCTCTTCGAGGGCTGGCGCGACGGCCGGAACCTGATCCATCTGCCGTCGCAGACGCAGAGCGAGGGCGTACGCGCCCTCATCGAGCAGCTTTGCAGCTGGTTCCCGGAGACGAAGGGGCTGACGGACACCGTCATGGCCCTGTGGTTCGCCGAGATCCGCTGCCGGGAGCTGATGGTGAGCGACTTCTCCGGCTGGCATGTGAACACGAGCGAGTTCACCTCGGAGCGTGACCAGGCCGGCCAGATGGTCGTGGACATCGACTTCGCCTTGCAGCAGCAGGGCGCAGGCGCCTGGGACGGCGCTATCTCGTGGTGAAGGAGTAGACGTGGCAGACCTCTGGATGCCGGGCGCCATACGCGCCGACGTGGGCGACCACGCCCCGACCGATCAGCAGTACCCGGCGAAGGCCATCGCGCACATCACCTGGGACCGCAACGCCTCCGCGGCGAAGCCGGCGGACCTGGTGCCGTTCGCCAACCTGAAGTCCTACTTCTCCGGCTCGGGCGCCGGGATGGCCCCGCACATCCTGTGGTCGCCGTTCACCGGAGAGTTCGCGCAGTTCTTCCCGGCCGACAGCCGATCCAAGAGCGTGGTGGACCTGGCCGGCGGCACCCGGACCAACCGGGCCGGGAAGGTCGTCCTGCAGATTGAGGCCCTGTTCTTCCCGTACTGCCGGACCCCGGACGGCAAGGTCTGGGCGTCTCTCGCCGAGACGCCCTGCAAGGGCTGGGCGCAGCTGAACGCCTGGGTGCGCTCCTGGGGAGTGCTCGACACCTGGCCCATGGGCCGCCCGGTGAACTTCGAGCCGCACCGGGACGAGCACACCTGGGAGACCCGCGGCGGCTGGTACGGCCACAGCCAGGTCCCGGAGAACACGCACCAGGACCCGGGCTCCTGGCCGGCGTTCGTGAATGCGCCGACGCCCACGGCGCCGAAGTACGAACCCTTCCCGGGCTCCGGCTTCTTCGTGGACGGCCGCAAGTCCCCGATCATCAGAGCGTGTCGACAGCGGCTCATCGCGGTTGGCTGCAACCGCTACCAGACCAACACGAACACCGACGTGTGGGGTTCGGGTGACCGAGCGTCGTACGCCGCTTGGCAGCGCCACCTGGGCCTCACTGGCGCAGATGCCGACGGTAACCCCGGCAAGTACAGCTGGGACCGCCTCCAGGTCCCGAACGTGTAAGCACGCCCCGGTGTCGTAGAGTTCGCCCCGCTTGGAGGTGGTCATGGCAGATATCGCGCAGATCGCGGCAAAGGTCGAAGCGCTGCGTCGTGACGCCGTCGAGCGGGACCAGCGGCATCAGACCGTCTTCGACGCCCGGTCGCAGAAGATCGACAACATAGCCCCGGGCTCGATGCCGGACGCGTGGCCGCGTCCGATCACGGCGAACGTGATCGACACTGCGGCACGGCAGCTGGCGGAGAACCTGGCGCCACTGCCGTCGATCAACTGCGCCACGGGCGTGATGACTTCGGACCGCTCGAAGCGGTTCGTGGCCAAGAAGACGAAGATCGCGTACAGCTACGTGATCGACAGCAACCTCAAGGCCAAGATGCCGGAGGCGTGCGACTGGTACCTGATGTACGGGTCCTTCGCCTTCGTGGTCGAGCCCGACTTCAAGGAGGGCCGCCCGCGCATCCGTGTCCAGAGCGGCATGAAGGCGTACCCGGAGTACGACATGACCGGCAAGGTCCGGTCGTACACGCACGTCTGGCGCGAGAGCGCCCGCCGGCTCGCCGCGAAGTTCCCGGACTATGCGGACGTCATCCTGGGCAAGGACCAGCCCTTCGGGCGCCAGGTCACCGGGGACACGGAGCTGGAGGTCGTGAAGTATTGCGACGACAGCTCGTACGTGCTCTACATGCCGGAGCGCAAGAACCTGGTCCTGATGGACGTGCCGAACCACTTCGGCAAGGTCCCGGTCACGGTGGCCCGCAAGCCCACCTGGGACGACCAGGACCGCGGCCAGTTCGATGATGTGGTGTGGCCGATGCTGGCCCGCAACCGCATGGCCATGCTGGGCCTTCAGGCCACGCAGCAAACTGTGCGTGCACCTTTGGCCATACCTACAGACGTCCAGAAGATCCCCTTTGGGGATGACGCGGTGATCCGCACCAACTCGCCGGAGAAGATCCGGCGCGTGGGCACGGACCTGCCGCAGGCCGCTTGGCAGCAGGATGCGCTGCTCAAGGAAGAGGTGATGAGCGGCACGCGCACCCCGGCTTCCGCCACGGGCGACGTGCACGCGAGCATCATCACCGGTCAGGGCGTCAACGCCCTGAACGGGGGCTATGACATCCAGGTTGCCACCGGCCAGCTCGTCATAGGCCACGCTCTGGAGCAGGCTCTTGAGCTGGCCTTCGAGATGGACCAGAAGTTTTGGCCGGACTCGAAGAAGTTCATCAGCGGCGTCATCAACGGCTCTCCCTTCGAGGAGAGCTACACGCCGTCGAAGGACATCAACGGCAACTACCGCGTCAGCGTGACGTACGGGTTTGCCTCGGGGATGAACCCGAACCAGGCGCTGATCTTCCTGCTTCAGCTCCGCGGAGACCAGCTCGTCTCCCGGGACTTCGTCCAGCGCCAGCTGCCGATGGACGTGGACGTGGCCCAGCTTCAGAGCCAGGTGGACCAGGAGCAGACGTCCGACGCACTGAAGCAAGGCGTCTTCGCCCTACTGTCGTCCATCGGGATCATGGCCCAGCAGGGCATGGACCCCACAGAACTGCTGACCAAGGCCGCATCCCTGATCGACCTGCGCGAGAAGATGCCCATGCATCAGGCGATCTTGCAGGCATTCAAGCCGGAGCCTCAGCCCGCGTCCCCCACGTCCGCGGGCGGGGCTCCTGGCGCCCCGGGGAACGAGGGCCCCGGGGCGCCCTTCGGCATCAACGCCACGACCGGCGCACCGAACGGCATCGCGCCGGGCCAGGCCGAGATGGGACCGGGCGGACGCCCGGACGTCATGCAGCTTCTGGCCGGGCTCAGCAGCAGCGGCGCCCCGCGGGCGACCGCGGCAGTCAGAAGGCAGGTACCCGCATGACGTGCCAGGGCTGCGGGCGTGTGCCCGAGAACGGTACCCAGACGCACTACATCGGGTGCGACGAAGCCCCCAAGCGGCATGACCCGCTTCGGGCAGCTCTGCTGGTCAAGCTCGAAGAGTCCGAGCAGGCCAATCAGTGCGCCAAGGACGGCTGCACGAATCCGCGTGCAGTCAGCAGGGGGCCACGGCCCGCGAAGTACTGCGATGAGCACAAGACAGGGAGCAAGAAATGAGCGACACCGGATTCAGCGGCGACCCGTACCACGAGGGCGGCTCGCAGCCCATGGCGTCCCTGAAGGGCGGCATGGAGTCCCCCAACACCCAGATGCCGCTGACTGGCGAGAACAGCGGCTCGACCGACGGCAACACCATGACGCCGGAGGTCGCGGGCTGGCACTCCACCTCCCTGGGTGAGCGCCCGTCCCCGGTCGGTAGCAGCGACAGCCGGAAGGCGAGCTGACCCATGGCCCGCGGCGGATACAGGCAGCCGGGCAACCCGGCCCCCGTCAGCGGGCCGGGTGCGCTGAGCCAGCGCACCGTTGGCGGACCGGGAAAGCAGCCGGTCCGCGTGCCGACTGGCGGCACCTACGGCCAGGCGACGCAGCTCCAGCAGCTCCAGCAGGGCGCACCCGTGGCCGCGTCCCCGGGTGGGGACGTCGGCGCTCC